AGACCTGTGGGCTCTGGAAGCTATCCTCAACCCCACTGCGACCGCCAGCAAGAAGGTCGCGTAGTAACATCAACCTAACCGCCGCTCGCTACTTTCAACTGCCAGCGAGACATGCTCGAGATTGTCCAATTCAATCTCGTTGAAGCCACGAAAGTTGCTGATGTTCAGTGATTTAATCATAGGGTATCCGCCATTTTCCACGGAATTGGGGTGATCGTCAAGGACGAAAGGTTGACTTTGAAACAGCAACGACCTTACGCTCCAGTCTAGGAGCGTTCGTGCCGAATCAGCCCAAACCATCCGCCAAGATTGAAGCGAACGATTCTCGCTGTACATCGTTGCGGCATCCAGAGATGATCGAAGGGCAAGAGGCTTTTGATCGATTCCGAACAGCCGTTAAAACTACGCTCACAGTTCCCAAAAGCGCCATCCCTCCCAGTCCATTTGGAAGATCGGGAGGGAAAAAGAGGAAGCACTAAACATCCTTCCTTTTTCCCCGCCGTTGGCGCTTCTGTTCTTTATCAGTTAACCCACGTCCCATTGTCAATCTGCTTTCCAGTCAGACTGCCCCAATTGAGCCGCTTCCCGACAATTTGAGAGCAAGCCAGCATGAACCTGTCCGCGTCATTCAGCGGGTTGTCCCTTGTGGCGCGGTTGTTGAATTTATAGGATTGCTCATTAAGATACCGAAACAGGTTGAACGCCGGCTCCGCCAATCTTGTCGGCCCCGGTGGTCGGGATCATCACTTCGCTAATGGTGCGGCTTTTGCACCGCGGGCTGCGCGCCGCGTGATCGACACCGATCGAGACGGCCATGACGCTCTGCACCCACTGAGCAACATCTTCGTTCTCGCGTGCTGGAACCTCAACCGACGTCCGATGCACCCCGCAACTTGCGCAAGAGTATTTCACCCTGATCATCTGACGGGAGTTTGTCGTTGTCTCCATTGCATCTCTCCAGTCGCGCGAAGTCGCGCGGGTCGGGCCACCGCAGATACTTCCGGTTGCCAGTGTGAATGCCGCCGCAGAGCGGGCAGTCATAGGCGCCCAGGTAGCAGCCGTCGCGCAGAGGTAGCGTCGCGATCAGTTGCCGCGCTTCGGCGTGCGAATCATAGATCGCCTTCCCGCGACACGCACGGACGAGTTTCTCGCGTTCGTGTTTCGGCAGATGAACGAAGGGCGCCCGCCAGACGGTGTGATACAGCCGCGCCCACTCTGCGATGCGCAGGGTTCTCAATCTCTCGTCTCATCGTCTCCGAGCCCCTCGCTCGATTCCCCTTTGGTTTCCTCGACACCGAGATTCCAACATTGGCGGCAGACGACGACCATATCCGCGGTCTCGAATACGTCATCGCCAAGTGGATCGCCGCAACTCTCGCAACAGACATCCTCGGGAATCACGATTGGCTGTACGAACTCGTCAGTCGCCGTCAGGCAGCCTTCCCTTGCGGGCATTCGACAACTGCGTCGCGCAGTGCCAGCAGCTCGTCAAGCATCTCGCACATGAGAGCAGCCTGGGAGCGCACTCGCAGCGGTGCGTACTGATAATCGCGAATGCGCTGCCAATCGCTGCGTTCGCGCTCGATCTTCTCTCTCGGAATCAGGTTCATCGTCCGTTGACCTCCGGTGAACTACGCCTCTTTCTTCACGAGCCGCAGGCGCGCGCGGTTGTGCTTGTTCATGACCTCGGCGGCATCGGCCGTCGACGGGTGCAGGTACTTCTCCGTGACGCGAGTATCCGAGTGGCCGAGAACCTGCGAAACCTTCTTCAAGTTGCCGCCGACGCCGGCCAGGTAGTTTGTCGCGCCGGTATGGCGGCACGAGTAGAGAACGAGCCCCTCCGGGAACGGCGGTAGCCTGCGCTGCGTTATCGCCGCTTTGACGCGCTCGACGGCGAGCCGCCACATTTTGTCGAGCGATGACGGTAGCAGATGCCCGCACTTGGCGCGCTTTGAGGGGAATACCCAGGTCGAGATCGGGTTGCCGGTTTCGTCTCTGTTCAGTTCTTCGCGCAGCCGGAGTTCGTTCCGCATTCGATCGGTGAGACCGACCCATCGGCGCGCGCGTGCCGTCTTCCCTGTTGGGATAAAGACGGCGCTGTCCTGCCAGTGAATGTCGCCCCACTGCATACGGCACACCTCGTCGGGCCGCATGAACGAGTCCAGCATGATGACGACCACCTCGCGCAGCGGAGCCTCGGCAAACTCAAGCAGAAGATCCTCGACCCACGGCTCGATGACCTTTTCACGCCCATGTTCCTCGCGCAGATTGATCGTCGGCACTACGGCAAGCAGTCTCTTCGCCTGAGCGTAGCTGAGAATTCGGCGCAACGTGCGAAGCGCCTGATTCGCGTTCGATGGCGAGCCGGGGAACTTGAGCGTGGCCGCGTCCTCTGTGGCAATCTGATTCAGGCGAAGGTCCCACACGCGCGTCGGCTCGAGCAGTCGGCAGCCGTTCTCGTAGGACTTCCGTGTCTTAACGGCCAGATGGCCGGCCTCCTCGCTTTCGCGCACGAAGCGCAGAAACTCCTCTGAGAACGCGCTCAGGCGCGGCGTCTTGCGTGTGCCTAGCGGCATCTCTCCGCGCCGCAGCGCGGCGATCTTATCCGATTCGACTTGCTTCGCTTTGTAGGGGCCGGTCTCGCCGGTCGAGCCGGTGTAGCGCCGCCCGTTGAGCATGAAGCGGTAGTGATAGAACGGTGACCCAGGCCGTCGAAAGACGCTCATGTCACGCCGCCTCGCTCCGCAGACGCTGCTCCCATTCTTCAACATCTGCGATCAGATAGCGCACCGGCGCTTTGCGGCCTTTAGCGAGCTTCACGAAACGCGGCCCGATGTCCTCGCCGGCATTGCGCTGCGTGCGCCAGTTGGAGAGTGTTCCTACGGCGATCCCGGTGCGCGCGGAAAGCTGTTCCGGGGTTAGCATGGTCGGCTGAACTTGCGAAGTATGTTCCACGTGGAACACTGCACTTGCTAACTTCTTTTGCATCCTTCGTTGTCACTCCTTATCAAGTATTACCACGATCCCCCTTAGAACATCACTCTTTCTGTGGAAATCCTCCTTGACTCAGAGATGAGGCTCCTTTACTGTGTTCACTAACTTAGTAAGTTACTTTATGACTCGATCATAAAGTGACCGCCCCCAACCCAGATGGCGGGGAGACTACCACAAGCCCAGATGGGGCTCAGAAACCTGGCGTAGAGAGTCTACGCCCGTGCGAGGTGCACCATGATAGCCGAACACGCATTCCCAGACCCGATCAGGGCGCTCCCGCCCGTCGTGGCCGATCCAGAGCAGGTCGCGCTCCAGCTTCAACTCGACAGAGAGCTTCACAAGCTCGAAGCGATGCGCAGCCGCGAGATGGATCTCCGCCATGCACTCGTTGCGAGTCTGAATCTGCTCTCCTTCTTCACTTCTCAGGCTGAGTTTCGCATTCAGACCCGACAGTACGCCGATGGAGTGACGGGGCTCTCCCCTCACATTCAGGCGGCATCGGAAGCCGAGTCGGCGCTCATCGACTGTATTGCCGAGATTGAGCAGCAGCACCGTTGCGTCGAAGAGTTGCGCGACGATCTCGCATCGATGGAGGTCGCGTGATAGCGCAGCCGAAGCCGCGACTCGTGCCGATGTTGCCGGTCAAGCCCTTCGACCTGGAGGCTGCACTCGCCGGCGCCCTCTTCATTCACAGATTCGATGCTGTGCGCCCCGACGCATGGACGCGCGTCAGCACCACCATCGTCAAGATCGACGACCCCACGCATCCGGCTTTTCGCGCTCGCTCGGCATCGGCAAAACGACACTCTATCGCAAGCTGGAGGAATACGAGGCGGCCCAAAACGGGCCGCAAACTTAATAACTAGGCTTGCAACTAACTTATCCAGTGCTGCATTATCACTCTCGGACGTACCTGCTGTTGATGTTTGCTCCGGACCGAGGGCGGCTCTCTTGCCAGGGGTCGCTCTCAATCAACCGGAAGTCCCGCGATTGTATGTGGCTGCTGTGTATGGCGCGCCGCAACGCAATCTCTGCCGCGTAGGTGGAACAGGCAACACTCGAAGGCATCGCTTTCCCTAAAACTGCGTTACTCAGGAGCCAATCACTCTTCCCGGTGATTGGCTCTTTGAGTTTGGAGGCGCGCTCGGATGTACAAGACAGGCATCAGGCTTAACCACCCAAACGGCACGTTCTGTTGCTTCATCACCGAATCGCGGCTCCGAACCGAGATTCGCAAAGGGAACGTCAAGCGCGCATCGACATGGACGCGCAAGAATCAGACCTACCAGATCGTCCCGCCGCCGCCGGCGTCGCAGTCGAAGAACACGAAGCCGGAGATCACGATTGCCGACATGCGCAAGGTGGTCGGCGAACAGAGGCTCACGAAGGACAAGGAAGAGATTGATCTGGAGCGGCTCATCGGCTTCGGCTTGATCGCCCCGAACACGGCGCCGCCGTTGAGCGGATACCTGAGATAACTTTTATCACGTTGCCGCGGCGGGCCCCACGCCCAGCGCGCGGCGGCAGCGGCCGGAAAGCGTGGCGGACTCGAACCGCTTGGGGAAGGCGGCTCTAGAGGAGAGCCAGAGAACACGCCGGCGCGCAGGCCCCGACAAACAGGGAGAGGAAGCGCCGTACCGACCTCCACGGCCCGGCCTCTCCCCGTGGGCCAAACACAAGGAGAAGCGATGGACAAGGCATTGATCGCACGCGCATTCAACGAGTGGATGCGCCGCTACACCGAGAACCCCGAGCAATTCGAGCGTGAGTGGCAGACCGTGAACGATTTCTCTCCGCTCGGGCGAACGTCCAAAAGCCGACCTACGGCGACGAGTGCGCAGCCTACCTTGAGAGGATCATCTCCGAGCTGGCCTAGTCAGTGTGATGTGTGCGTGCCCGTCAGGCAAGCCGGGTAGAGAGCGAAAGGCCGCAGGCGCGGCCGGTTGTTTGCCAGGTCATTACTGAAGAGTGGCCGGTAACATACCCGGAGCAGCGCTGAGATCCCGGAAAGCGTTCGCGATGCCGACTTTTCGTTACGAATCCAAATTTAGGTGTCAAAAACGCCGGTGTATCTGGATGATTACGCATTGTCAAGCTTGGCCTCCAGTTCCACAATTCTTCGTCTGGCTTGGGCCAACTCCTCTTGGGTCTTCGTGGGAACGACCAGTTGCTGAACGGCTTCGACGATCAATTTTGCAGTCGTTTCCGGCGATTTACCCTCCATGAACTGTCGATCCATCTCCTTCGGCGTGATACCCCGCCGGTCCGCTTCGCGTTTCACTCCTTGCCAGAGCTCCCTTTGAAGCGTGAATCGCTCTGCCCAAGGGAAATCCACTTCTCCCGTAGATCGCAGCAATCGCAGTGCCCGAACGCCATTGCTCATCAGACGTCCGTGTGAGCCGAACTCAAACAAGGCGCGTCTCAACGTACCCGCACCGAAGCTGACTTGAGGGACCGCGGACAACAGGTAGCTAAACGCCCGCTTATTGAAGATAAGCTGGGATCCCTGAAAGACGGCCTCAAAGGCGAGTTCGGCTGCTTTCAGCGCGCCAGAGGACGAAAGAAGGAGCATTGGCTCTTCGAGGCCGACTCGCTCTGCGAGTTCTCGGGCTGAGGCGAGCGAGGCCATTAGCCTGCCGTCCCTTTCGATTTTGTAGGCGATATCTTCCGCTTCCTCCATGCCTGGGTTGCGACGGGAGGCGTGGTCGCGCAAATAGACTGAGATCTCATTGCTGAGGTTTTCGTCGTAGGCGGCAGGTAGCACTTCGACCTTGAGTCGCTCGCGCAACACGGAAAGAATCTTGGTGTAGTCGCCTGGTGCATTGCCCTTGTACTGACGAATGTACAGTCCCCACTGCGACGCCTTGGATTTGAAGAAATGGAAGGTACGTACGAATGGGTTCCGAATATAACGGCGCAACTCCCAGTTGGCTAGCTTTCCAAGGAGCGTTTCCGTTTCATTAAAATCCCGTTCGCTGATCCAAGCATTGTGTGCTACCTCTTCCAGAACGATAGGAGAAACGAGGATTCGACCGCCGATGCCTAACCAATTCAGAAGCAGATCCCGAGATGTGATGTGATCTGGCTCCCCTTGGCAAAGGAAATCGAGAATGACGTCGGAATCCAGCACTATCCGCTGTGCTGTGAGCGTCTCCCGTAACGCCGTCCCGGTCTCATGCTCTAGGCCCAACGAACAGAGTGATACGAATCGCTCCGAAACGCGCGTAAGCCATTCGAATGCCGGCCCTTCGCGCTCAGTAAAAAGATCGAGTAGCGCCCGTTCGGTTTCGTGTCGCAACTCAGTGGTGGTAATAGCTGCAACCGCCCGATGCGTCACACCGTCGAGTTCGCGCCTGAGATTAAGAGTGGGTTCGTTGCTGAGGTTTCGGGAGAGAAGCTCTTCAATGCCTCGAATAACTTCGAGTCCGTTAGCGTAGAACATTCCGCTCATGCCATCAAGCATCGAAGTCCAGACTGCTTCAAATTGCTGATCCGCCAATTTCTTACCAATCAAGCGTTCGAGTTCCGTCCGTATAGTTTGGCGGCCATCTAGAAGCTCTTTGATACCTTGAAGAGGAAGTTTGGATTGTTCCTCCACTCCTTTCTCCGTCAACCTCCACATCACGCCAATGCGCTCCACGGTTTCCTCTTGGCTAGCGCGTTCCAAGGCATTGAAGAGAAACGTTTCCGGTAGCGCACTCGGAAGGCCAAGGTCGGCGGAAAACGAGGCGATCATTTCCTGGACCGTCACTGGAGTTTCTCGCGTGAGACGATCGAGAACCACCGCTCTCAGAAGTTCGTCCCGGAGTTCCGCGCCTTCCTGGGATCCGAACGCGAGGAGGGCCAAACGGAGTCCGACGCTGGGGGCGGCTCCGGCATGGCTCGAAAGGATCGTGGCGCGAATCTCCTGAAGCTCGGCTCCGTAGAACTTCGCGAAGAGATCTCTGTTTTCGTCGTTATCGTCGGCAATGGAAGCGAGCTGTTTCGCACCGTAAACGATAATGCTCTTGCCTTGAGCGTGTCTTTGTAGTGCAACAGATATTTCATTGCACCGAAGTTCGGAAAGTTTTTGAGATGAGCAGTAAGCTATTCGGTCGGGGGCCGCCGAGGCAGTTAGGCGCAAAACATCGGCTTCGGCTTTCCCATCCAGATTCTCGTTTAGCGTGGCGCAGAGGATGTTTGCGTGCGTCCCCATACCGCGGTGCGAGGCGCGGCCATCTCGGCCCATATCCCAACTCTGCGAGGTTGGGAGATATTTCACCCCTTCGTTCTTTCCGACAAGCGCGATACAGAAGTTTTCAAACCTATAACTGTTTGTTTCGACCTGTAGAATCAGCTCGGCTAGCGCCTCAAACATAGGAGCCTCACTTGGTGTCACGCATTTATCTGACTCCAGCGTAACACCTTCAGAGCAGTTGGCTTAGATTCAGCAGCACGCGATTAGCGCCAGCTCGGTGCCATGGGTTCGTGGGGAAACGGGCGCGAAAGTCCCAGTCGAAAAGTTATTACTCCTCGCAAATGCCCTAGGCTCCAGAAGTGATGTTTGCGGCCGAATTGCGGCCAAGTGTGACCCTTGATAAATCTTCGCCCCGAGTCCAAAGGGCACGACTTCAGTCGTGCCTTTTTCTTCATGCAGTCTCAGCCGACGCGCTGAATCGAGTTGACGGCTCTCGACGCCATCCGCCCCCGCGAGGGGGAATCCGACGAAATAACGCGGCCCGCAGACGGTGAAAGACGGAGCGGTGGGATCAGGCAGAAAAACCCCGGCAGGGGTCCGCAGACGGCGCGGCTCGACTGAGACGAACAGCAGTAAATGCGCGTTTCGATCAACGCGACAAAAGCCGAAGGTCTATCCGGCTATCGCCTTCAGAGGAAACGCTCATGCACTTCGACTGGACGGCTCTCGGAACCTGGGCGACTTTCTTCTCGACGATCCTCATCGGCGTATTCGTCTACGGGCGACTCACTGAGCGCGTCTCGAATCTTGTCGAGGAGGTTCGCGACATCAAACGCGATCTCCGCGATGTACAGGCTACCGCCGAAAGCCAGGGGCACGACCTCACACGCATCAAGACGTTTCTCAAGCTCGACTGACCGGAGCGCACAGATGGTAAACATCGCACATCTCAAGCGCACCGACGTGGGGATTCGCTGCGCGTTATGCGGCGCCTGTTTCGAGACTCGCCAGAACATCCTCGGCGATCCCGAGCGGTTGTTGAGTCGCAAGGAGTCCATCGCGCAGGATCACACCTGCGGGCAGAACAAGCGTCGCCGCAGACGCGAACCTGATACGCGCTTGCTGCTCATGCCGAGCGGCGCGGAGCAACTCGAAGCCTACTGGCGCGACGCAATAGCGAGGAGCTCACTATGACGTTGTTTCGCGAGCTGATGCACAGCATTTGGTGCCGCGTGATGCACGGGCACGTCATGGTCGCAATTCGCCGATCGGACGCGGGCACGCTGTACGAATGCGCGCGTTGCCCCAGGGTGGAGCTGCTCAAGACGCTATGACGCAACGATGAAATGGCTGTAAGTTACTGAAGCTGCGCAGGATAGGCTGGGGCACAGCGGCAGTTTGGTTTCTCGTGTGTATCGGCCTAATTGTCAGCGTCCTGTCTCTCGGGCTTATGTTCCACGCAGTTACGGTGGGGGCGATCCCCTTCGCTCGATAATGTCGCACTCTTAAAAGGACTTCCCCACACATGACCGATCAGACTTCAACCGGCGCGCTCACCTCGATCCGCGGGCGCGTGTTCATCGTCACCGGCGCCACGTCGGGCCTCGGGCTCGCAACCGCCCAGCTTTTTCTTGCCGAAGGCGCTGGCGTCATTGCTATCGGCAGAAGCGGACCTTCTCACGGTCTGGCCGGCTTCTCACAAGTGCGCTTCCTTACTGCCGACGTGACGCGCGAAGATGACGCGCTACGCGTGTGCGAGACGGCGCTTGAAACGTTCGGCCATCTTCACGGTCTCATCAACTGCGCGGGCATCGCAACGGGCGAGTTGGTCGTTGGGCGCGAGCGCATTCACCGGCTCGATACGTTCGCCCAGGTGGTGCAGACGAACCTCGTCGGCACGTTCAACATGATCCGCTTTGCCGCCCGCACGATGTCGGGCGAGTCTCGCGGCGACGACGGCGAGCGTGGCGTCATCGTGAACACGGCGAGCGTCGCCGCGTTCGATGGGCAGATCGGCCAGGCTGCGTATGCTGCCTCGAAGGCGGGTATCGTCGGTATGACTCTGCCCCTCGCCCGCGAAATGGCCCAGCACGGCATTCGCGTCGTCACCATCGCACCGGGCGTGTTCGACACCCCAATGGTGCAGGCGTTCCCCGACAAGGTGCGGGCGCGGCTGACCGAGGGGATTCCCTTCCCCTCACGCTTCGGGCGCCCGGAGGAGTTCGCCGCCGCGGTGAAGCACGTCTGCGAGAACCGGATGATCAACGGCGAGACGATCCGGCTCGACGCTGCGTTGAGAATGGGGGCGCGGTGAGCAAGACGAAAGCGGTCAAGCTCAAAGAGCTGACGCCCGACCGGAAGAACGCGAACAAGGGGACCGAGCGCGGCCAGAAGATGGTCGAGGACTCGCTGCGCAACTATGGCGCGGGCCGGTCGATCCTGATCGACAAGCACGGGCGTATCATCGCCGGCAACAAGACGGCGGAGAACGCCGCCGCGGTCGGCCTCGACGATGTGATCGTCGTCCAGACGGACGGGACGAAGCTCGTCGCCGTGCAGCGCACCGATCTTGATCTTGAGAGCGACAAGGCGGCGAAGGAACTTGCCATCGCCGACAATCGCGCTGGACAGGTTGATCTAGCCTGGGACGCCGACGTTCTCAAGGACTTGGACGTCGATCTCAACAAGTTCTGGACCTCGACCGAACTGGAAAGCCTCTTCCCTGCCGACGAGGAGGAGAAAAACAAGCTCAAGGATCTCGCCCAAGACGACGACCTGCGGTACCAGATCGTCATCGACTGCAAAGACGAGGCAGAGCAAACGTCGATGCTCGACAGGTTCGGTACCGAGGGGATCAAGGCGAAGCCGTTGATCTCATAAAGCGTGTGGCGGCTCGCCACTGGTCGCCCACCGGGGCGGCGCGTTTCCTCTCCTTGACGCGCCGCTTCACCAATCTTTCGGAGTGAACCGTTGCAGATTGACTTCGCAGTAGAGTCGCAGATCGATCTCACGCCGCGCGTGCAGCAGCTCTCGGCCATGTTCGACTGCCCCGCGCAGGACAAGTGCCGGATCGAGTTCAAGGGCGACATGCCCATCGAGGGCAAAGACTGGAACGTTGGCCTGATCGTTGGCCCCTCCGGGTGCGGCAAGTCGTCGATTCTCTCGCGCGTGATCGGCGAGCCGGCCGAGTTCGAGTGGGCAGCGAAGTCCGTCATCGACGACTTCCCGCGCGAGCACAGCATCGCCGACATCGCGGCCATTTGCCAGTCGGTAGGGTTCAACACGATCCCCGCCTGGATGCGCCCCTTCGCGGTGCTGTCGAATGGCGAGAAGTTCCGCGTCGAGATGGCGCGGCGGCTGCTCACCGCCCAGGGCGTCATCGCCGTGGACGAGTTTACGTCCGTGGTTGACCGTCAGGTGGCCAAGATCGGCGCCCATGCGGTGCAGAAGTTCGTCCGCGCACGCGGAAAGCAGTTTGTGGCCGCATCGTGCCACTACGACATCATCGAGTGGCTGCAACCGGACTGGGTTTTCGAGCCCGCGACGATGCAGTTCACTCGGAGGTTACTTCGACGACGCCCAGCCTTGGAAGCCGAAATTAGGCGAGTACCGTACGACTACTGGCGACTGTTCGCTCCGTATCACTATCTGACCGCGGAGTTGAACCGCGTTGCGCGCTGCTTTTGCCTGTTTGTCGGCGATCAGCCGGCCGCGTTCGCTGGCATCCTGCATCGGCCCCACGCGAAGGCGAAGAACATCAAGGGGCTTTCGCGGCTCGTCACCCTGCCCGACTGGCAGGGGCTGGGGCTCGCGATGATCCTTGCTCACCGGCTGGGCGCAGCCTTCAAGGCGTGCAACTATCGCTTCCGCACCTACCCGGCGCACCCGTCGCTGATCCGCTCCTTCGCGCGGCAGAAACAAGACTGGTCGATGGAGAAACGCGGCGGCGATTTCAGCCCCACGCGCGGGTGCAGCTCGCAAGTGGGCGGATTCGGCGGGCGCCCATGCGCCGTGTTCGAGTACGTGGGCGATGCGATGGACGAGGCAGCAGCACGATCTCTCTTGGGGAATGCCGCATGAAAGGCAAAAAACTCGACAAACCGAAACAGAACGGCCCCGGCCGCCCGAAGGCGGAGATCGATCCCGAGATGGTGATAGCTCTCGCTCGTGTCGGCTGCACCGTCGAAGAGATGGCCGAGACGCTCGGCGTGAACAAGAAAACGCTCGAACGGCGATTCGACAAGATCATCGAGTCGGGGCGGCTGAAACGCAACGTCTCGCTTCGCCGCAAGCAGATGGAACTTGCGATGCGCGGGGATCGCACGATGCTTATCTGGCTCGGCAAGAATCTCCTCGGGCAGACTGACAAAACGCAGCTCACCGGCAAGGACGATGGCCCCATCAAGCATGAAGTGACCGAAAGCATGACCGATGAGCAACTCGAATCCGAGATCAAGAAGCTCATTGGACCTGTCGCAACGGTTGGCGGCAATTTCGCCGGAGAACCGGAAACGGCTTGAGGCGCTTCTCGCCGAACGTCGTCGCCGGCAGAATCGCGAACTTGCCGAGAAGCTGAAAAACGACTTCGGCGCGTTTATTCGCGCGTCGTGGGCGATTGTCGACCCGGCCATGCCGCTGATCGACAACTGGCACATCGACGCGCTGGCCGAACATCTGCAAGCCGTCGCCGAGCGGGAAATCCGGTTCCTGATGATCAACATCGGGCCTGGCTACGCGAAGTCGGTCATCGGCTCCGTCATGTTCTCCGCCTGGCTCTGGACGCGCGATGCGAGGGAGAAGATTCTCGCAGCGACTTATGCCAAGTCGTTGACGATCCGCGACTCGCTGCGCGTCAAAGACCTCATCTCGTCCGAGTGGTATCAGGACGTGTTTAACCCCGGCTGGCGCGTCGAGCGCAAGCAGAAGCCGGGGCGCGAGCGCGTTCTCGACGCCGACACGGGCGGTTGGACCTGGGTCAAGACGAACGAGGACTGGCTCTCGAACAGTCTCAAGGGCGAACGGCGGGCGCTCACCGTGCGCGGCGCAGCGACCGGCTTCCGCGCCGATGGGCAAATCTTCGACGATCTGCTCAACGCAAGCGAACGCAACTCGAAGGCGATCAGAGACGACGCCACCGAGTGGGCGATCAAAACGATGTCGTCGCGCTTTAACGACATGCGCAGCGGCTGGCGCGTCGTCATCGGGCAGCGGCTCCACGAACAAGACCCCTACGGCGCAATGCTCGCCACCGGGGATTACGTTCACCTTAATCTGCCCAGCGAGTTCGAGCGTGAACGCAAGTGCTGCATGTGGTGCAGAGAGCACGGCCCCACGACGGCGATCGGGTTCACGGACCCCCGCACGGAAGAGGGGCAACTTCTCTTCCCCGAGCTGTTCACGCCCGCCGTCATTGCGCAGGCGAAGAAGGATCTCGGCAGTTACGACTACGCCGGGCAGCATCAGCAACGCCCCGCGCCCGCCGAGGGCGGCATGTTTAAGCGGCGGTACTGGCGCTGGTACACCCGAGGCGAACTGCCCGCGCTCACAATCGTCGTCATCAGCGTTGACTGCACCTTCAAGGCGGTCAGCGATTCCGACTACGTGGCGATTCACGTCTGGGGCGTTGCCGGCGCGAGCTTCTACCTGCTCGACCGCCAACACGAGCGGATGGGGTTCAGTGCGACGAAACAGGCGATCCGCATTCTGTGGGACCGCTGGAAGCCTTCGGCGACGCTGATCGAGGACAAGGCCAACGGCCCTGCCGTCATCGAGGAGCTGAGCCGGGAAATCCCCGGCGTGATTGCGATCAACCCCGAGGGCGGCAAAGTCGCCCGCGCCTGGGCCGCGCAGCCGACCGTCGAGGCGGGCGGCGTCTTTCTGCCGAGCGAGCCGCAGTACAAGGCAAACGAGGTCGAAGACGAGGCGGCCGAGTTCCCAAACGGCGCCAACGACGACGACGTGGACGCGATGACTCAATTCCTGAATTGGGCACGCACCAACCATGACTTCACCGCCTGGGCTCGACTCGGCGGTGCATAGCCGATGAGAGGCTCCGCATGTCCAAGGTCAGCGTGAGGGGCGTCGCCCGTAGTGTTCGCGCAGAAAATCGCCGGGCGCTCAAAGCGGTGCAGCGGGAAACGAAACGCACCACCGACTCGTTCCAGAATTTCGCGCTCGGTCTCGGCATCGGCACCAACAATCTGACATCGGGCAATCATTACGGCTACAACCCGATGACGCGGCAGCGCGTGGAGCTCGAATGGGCGCACCGCGGCTCTTTCATCGCCGGCGTCGGCGTGGACATCATCGCCGACGATATGACCCGCGAAGGCGTGGACATCATCGGGCAGCTTACGCCCGAACAGGTCGCCCTGATCGATGAGCGCGCAACCACGCTCCGCATCTGGAACAAGCTCTGCAGCACGATCAAGTGGGCGCGTCTGTACGGCGGCGCAATCGCCGTGCTGCTTATCGAGGGGCAAGACTACTCGACCCCGCTCCGCATCGACCGCGTGGGCCCCGATCAGTTTCGTGGTCTGCTCGTTCTCGACCGCTGGCTGGTGTCGCCTTCGCTCAATGATCTGGTGACGGACATCGGTCCCGACATGGGGCTCCCAAAGTTCTACACCGTGGACATCGCCGCTCCCGCGCTGCGTGGCGTCAAGGTGCATCACTCGCGCTGCCTGCGGCTACAGGGCGACGAGCTGCCCTACTGGCAGGCTGTCGCCGAGAACCTCTGGGGCGCATCCGTCCTGGATCGCCCCTGGGATCGCATGACCGGGTTCGACGCCGCCACGACAGGCGCGTCGCAACAGGTGCACAAGAGCTATCTGCGGTACTTCAAGATCGAGAAGTACCGCGACATTCTCGGCGGTCTCGGCGGTCCACAGGCATACAGGGGCCTGATGGAGATGGTCGCCGCCATGCGGCTATTCGCCTCGAACGAGGGCATCACCCTCATCGACGCGAAAGACGACATGGTGACGACGCAAGCATCGACGTTCAGCGGCATCGCCGACGTACTGCTTCAGCTCGGGCAACATCTGTCGGGCAACTTTCAGATTCCGCTCGTGCGGCTGTTTGGTCAGTCGCCGGCGGGCCTCACGTCCACCGGCGAGTCGGACCTCAAGACGTACTACGACGGCATCCGCAAGCGCCAGGTGCAAGACCTACTCGTCATGGTGACGATCATCTATCGCCTGATTGCGCAGAGCTTGCGTATCAAAGTACCCGATGGTTTCGGCGTCAGCTTCCGCCCGCTCTGGCAGATGGACGAGCCACAAAAGGCCGAAGTCGCCGCCAAAGACACTCAGACCGTAACCAGCGTTCACGAGGCGGCCGTCATCAGCGACCGCACCTTGTTGCGCGAACTGCAAAACATCGCGCGCCGCACCGGGCGGTTTACATCGATCACTGACGAGATGGTCGAGGCTGCGAGCGATGAAATCCCGGAGCCAGAGCCGGATGGCGATGGTATTGATCCACCCCCCGATGGCTCCGCCACGCCGCCGGGTACTGACACCGAGAGCAATGAACTGGACGCGCTTGCGGCCGGGAAGTGACTCGCGCATTGCCTCACCGAGATCGCCGAGGTGTTGCAACTGCGCTGAAACAGATGCGAATCGCTCTCGTGTGAGGTGCTCGAATGGCAACGACACTGCTCACGGAGCGTTTTCTGTCACTACGCAAGGCGCGCAAAGAGGCGCGTGAACGCTTCCTTGCTGGGCGCAAAGCCGAGACGTTCTACCGCCGTCACCTGAATCGAGTCGCGCAGCAGATTGACGGCATTGTGCGCGGCATGGCCCCGGATGGGGTCGTCACCGACCTCAATGCGATCATGGCGGCGCTCAACCGGTATGCGGACA